TATTGCATAATAAGCTCCTATCTAACTTATTGATTAGTTTATTAAATGTTAAAGAACGGTGTTCCACGTGGAACCCCCTGATAGTATCAGATTCCTATGTGTATGTCAAGGGGTAAAGTGTAACAAAGTGTGTCAGATAAATGTGTGTATATGCCCTGATTGATGAGCCACGGGACAGGGCGAACCGTGGAAGAAGGGAATGACTAGATGCCCTTGCTCGGGGTTGTTATTTTTTCTTGCGCATTTTACCAAGCGTTTTGGCGAGACGGGCTCGTTGGCCGGTCACGCCTTTCTTCTTGGCAAGTTTAGTCAATTTTTTGGCGGGGATCTTTTCACCTGCTTTGACGCCAGCGGCTTTGCGCAGCGCACCAGGTTTTTTGATTGCCTTTTGTATCCACTTTTTATCTTTTTTAGCTGCCATAAAAAAAGCCCACTGAGAGGGATAAAATAACCCAGTGAGCTTCTTCAACTTAACTACCAAGGAGCTAACTTGGTTCTTTGGGTATTGCATTACAAGAAAGCAATAACCGGATCGTCAACACCAAGTATACCCGCCCGAGCCTGGTAGTCAAGCTTGATATCACATTTTTTTCCAAGTAAAATATGTGTATGGTTGCTAAGAAATATTCACAGGAAGTCGTAGATCACGTTATCCATCTTCGGAACAACGAGGAGCGGTCGGTAGCGTGGATCTCAAAGACCCTCAACATACCTATCGATACGGTGCGGGATTGGTTGTACCGTGGGCGACGGGCCTCAGATCGAAAAGCTAGTAGCGTGAGCGCCTGACTCGACTTCGAGTTTAATCTTTTCCGTTTCAAGCTTTTGCAGATCGTTGTCGGTCAAGTGGTCGTCTTTCCACTGATCGACGATCATGCGTAGCTGGCGTGAGATGGTGCGCCCCTCGATCTGGGCGATGAGTTTCATATCGTGGTAGGTTTCCCGAGGCACGACGACTGATTTCCACTTAGACTGATCCATAAATCCTCCTTACTGTATCGGATTTTATCGGACTCTTTAGTTCAAAACAACCAGTTTTCGATTAGCCAGATGGGCAGCCTTGATGGCCGACTTGCTTTGACCGAAGTATTCGACGGCGTGGTGGTGGGCAATCAGCTCTGAGCAGAGCCACTTGTCATACACTTTGAAGTCTCCCAGATACCTGCCGTACTTGCCTTTCTCTAAGGTTCGCAGCGTAGCGACAGAGCCTACTTTAAGGAACTCTTGGACAAATGTCTTTGCCGCCAATCCGTATTTCTTTTCTTCCAGATCTCTAGTGCGAGATTCCGGACAATCCACCCCGTAGAGCCTAATACGCTGATTAGTAACAGAAATATTCCAGCCCAGATCCACATCCACATCGATTGTATCTCCATCGATTACTTTGAGGATCGTGCATTGAAAGATATACGGATCATCAGACATAGGTATTCGTCTTGATCATGTCCGTGACTTCCAGGCTACGACCTTTGACTTGTTTAGCCCACAGCGAGTCAAGGAACTCGGCAGCGGCAGCATCGTAGTTTTCCTCTTCCATGTGAGCGATGGCTTTGACGAACTTGGCAAAGCGGTATCGGCCCAGATTGAAATGCATATTGATGATTCCGTCACGACGTGCGCCGTCGTCAAGGGTCCTGAACCACGGGTATTCTTCGGTTAGCTCTTTGATCGTGCGCACAATGTCGTTAGAAAGCATATAGTCGATCTCTTCCTCACTGAGACCAACGCCCTGATGAGAGCCCTCGGGATGGATGTTACGTCCAACACCGATGTGCCATGTTCCCATGGGATCTTGATAGGCGCGAGATTTGACGCCCTCGTGGCGCTTGAGTGTTTCGATTAATTTATCCATTTTATTTTCTAACACTGCTACTTGATCCGTAGAAACTGGAGGCTGCGGATGATACGAGACCTCCGAGGTAGCCAATAACCAGGTTAGTAGTAGCAGCATCAACATCTGCTCCCATTAAAGTGACAAAGAAGCAATATATTAAGAAACCTACCAAAGAAATCAAGGCAAAAGCTTTACTTGTTCGGTCCTTGCTAAAGTGCCGTCGTGCGTCTTTGGCGTCCTCGGCCTCTGTCTGAAAAGCTTCTAGGTCGATCTCCATCTCGCGGATCTTATCCTCGAACTCTCGATCTGCTTCTTTAACCTCGGCTACCCGCTCTGGGTTCTTTTCCAGAAACTTCTCGATCTTTGCAGGGTTCTTCTCATCGATGCCTAGCTTGTCAGCCAGCACTTTGACCGCCATACCGGCCACCGGATTGCTGGACGCAATCGTCTTGGTGATTGTCGGTGCAACCGTTTTAAGTAATCCGCTAAGTTTCATAGAACAATAACCAAAGTTTGATTAAAGCTTCGAGGTTCGTTACGACTTTCCCTCGGTGCTTTCCTCCGTGATGGTATCTATAGTATCGCATATATCGGGGACTGACACCCCTGTGGTAACCTCAGTGGCTACGCGCCCGACAGCGCGGATGCCCTTGTACACCTCAGAGCAGTATAACTCCTTGTTTTTTATAGCTTCTTCGGACACAGCGCAGCCTTGCAGCGCCACGATGCCCACTAACAATAAAGGTCTAAGCATTTTTCTTTCCTCGCTTTTTGGATTTTTTGGGGGGATTAAAGTAAGCCGTCAGGCGTTTCTGGTAACCCTCCATGAAATGATCCGAGATCGCGTCGGTCTTGGCCGCCATGAAGTCATCACGTTTAAGCTCCGCAGGGGGATTGACGTGGTCTTTGCCGTCGTTAGCAAAGTACAGGATGGTCTGGCTGACGCTAGGGCCGTAGCAGAATCGTGGGATACGGGCGACGATGTCGCTACCCGAGACACAGGATACCTGCCTGGTAAGCTTCATGGGCCGTTTAAAACCTTTGAAGAACGTGTTGGGCTTGCCAAACGTGCAGAGCGACGCTCGTTTATGCTTCTTGTGCAGTTTGGACGCTGCCAGTTCTGCCAACGCTCCACCGAGGGAGTGGCCGCAGATCAGTAGGGGGTGGTCCATGCGCAACTGTTTTTTAATCTTGCCCCACACCGACAGGAAAGCGAGGGTGAAACCGCCGTGACATAGGCGTCCTGCAAACGGGACGGGGATCACGAGGGCGTCGGTAACCCAATCGATACCTTGAGCGGTTCCTCGAAACGCTAGAATGTCAGGGGTTTTTTCTGTGCCCTTGATGTAATAAGCGGTGGTGGAGGTCCATTTGGATTCGATCTTGACTGCGTTGGGGATTTCGTCTTCGTAGGCCATGATGGAATATTTACAGGCCATTTGTAGGGTTTGTTGGTCCAGAGGGGCGGCATATCCGGTTGTGCTCATTTTACCTCCTTCGCCTCTCCCCAGCTTGGGCCGAGGTCGATGTCGCATTTTGATGGAACCACCAGTTCGATGGCATTGATCATTATCTGTTCTAGCTTTTTGGCTTCTTCAAGCGTGTCTACCGAGAAAGCCAATTCGTCGTGTACTTGAAGCATGGGCGTGTATCCAGCTTGGTACACCGCCAGCATTGCTGCCTTGACCTGATCCGCCGCCGAGGCTTGCACCAACCGGTTTAGTGCGCGGTAGGTGAACGCTCTCTTGAGCCGTGTCGTGGGTCCATGGGCCGCGATGGCTTCTTCCCGAGGCAATGCCTTGTGCATCTCAAACGTGGCCGGTTCCCAAAGATCAAAGCGGCACTTTCTACCTTTCAGGGAGCGTATGCTCCCACTCGATCTGGGGTCGTCCAGTTTCTTTTGCACGCCCTTGGTCAGCATTTTAACAAAGGGTACACGGCTATGGTATTGGTCTATCAGACTTTTCGCAGACTCCTCATCCATGCCCAGCTCCACGCACATTTTCTTAACCCCCATGCCATACATCAGCCCGAGGTTCAGGGTCTTTGCCTGTTTGCGAGGGATATCAGCCATCTCTGCAACCATCGAGTGAAAGTCGGCGTCAGGGTTTTCGGTATACTCTTTGACGAACTCAGGCGCACCAGGCATCGGCACGTTTTGATAGTCGCCGTAGATCTTTGCGTAATGGGTCAGGATGCGTGGCTCCTGCTGACTGAAATCGATAGAGCACCAGTACTTCTTATCCGGCAGAAACAGACTGCGGATCATCGGTCCAAGTTCCGGATGCCGTGCGGGTATCTGTTGCAGGTTGGGGTTGTTCATGGAGATGCGTCCGGAGACGGTCCCTCCGTCATCAGAGCGCACTTGGTTGATGTGACTGTGGATACGCTCCTTATGCACGTAGCGCAGGATCGAATCGATAAACGTGCCCTGCATCTTGTTGAGGTCTCGGGCTTCCACGATTAGCTTGGCAAGCTCCGAGGGGTGTTCGTTCAGGAAGTTCTTGGTGAAACTGGGTGATCCCTTATCGGTCTTTGGGTAAGTCAGGCCAGCGTTGTCGAACGCTTTGGCAATACTCGCCGCTGCCCAGATCTCTACCTTGATGCCGGTCAGGTCTTTGAGCTTTTTCAGTGCGTCTTTCTCGCGCTTGATCAACTCCTGCTTGGTCCGTTCGGCACGGTCCAAGTCCACCTTGATGCCGGTCATGGTCATCTCTACAAGGCACGGCAGCAGGGCTGTCTCCAGCTCCCAGATTTCCCAAAGCTCCTCGCGGTTGAGCAGCGTTTTAAAATGATGCCATAACTCCAGCGTGATCTCCGCGTCCACCTCGGCATAAGGTCCGACGTACATAGCCGGTAGCTTGTACATTTCACCCTTGGGGTCCACGCCAAATTCCCGAGCCGCCTCGACTAGCGTCTTCTCGGACTTGGTTTTACCAAGGTACTCGTAGCACAGGGCGTTCAGCGAGTAACTGAAACGGTTCTCATCAATCAGCGCAGCGGTCATCATGGTATCGATCACCTTGCCTTTGACCTCAAAACCCATCGCACGAATCCACCCCAGATCGTATTGGGCGTTATGCATGATCTTATCTGCCGGTGACTCGAACACCTTCTTGAGCCACTTGTTGAGTATGCGCCTATCGAGGTTGCCACCACCCACGTGATTGACGGGGAAGTAACCCTTCCAACCTGGTACGGCAATGGCGTAACCCACCACTTCGCCGTTACCCGTAGGCCATCCAGGTCCCCGTTCTTTTAGGTTAGGGTCGCGGGTTTCGACATCGATAGCGATCTCTTCAGCGTCGAGGATGTCAGGGAAGGGATGTTCCGGTGGCAGCCAATCTGACTTCGGCGGAAACATCGCCATCTGTAACTTAGTGCTCACGGGGTTTACCGTTCAAAAACTTGGGTGGCAATACCGTCTCTCGCAGGATTGCTTCTTCAAAGTAATGGCACTTCTCACAGTACCAACCTACTCTTCTACGTTCTTCCATATTGATTACCTCACCGGCCTCGTTGTTGCATTTGGGGCATAAGATAAACGACATCTCGTCAGGTGGTTTCATATAATGTAAGCCCTATCGTAATTCTCTGGTTCAACAATAAATAGATTCTGTTTGGTGCGGGTGACCGCCACGTAAAACACCCGATGGATGTCCTGCGGATGCGACCCACGCACACTGCTTTGAATAGCCGAGCTAGTAAGATCGGTAAAGAGTACTACATTCTCAGCCTCTCCGCCCTTTGTGCCATGGATGGTAGACAGCTTGATACGGGGCTTGGCGTTAAACTTCTCTCCCCTGCGCAATAAAGCAGTAATGTAGGCTCGTTCCCTATCGGGTATCCGGTCTAACGCTTCGGACCAGATCATGTCCTTGGTTGCCAGCAAGCCGTGTTCGCGCTGCAAGATGTCAAAGTTAAACATCTCACCGGTCAAAGTCTTTTTACCCCGAGCGATACGTTTACCGTTACCGCTCATCTGAGCGTAAACCGCTTTGGCACTAGACAGGTCTACCGATCCGCCCTTGCGTAGATGTTCCCATGTGTTGACAGCCGTAGACAATTTGTCAGGAATGGACCGTGAGTCGTTGCGCTCGTACAGATATCCCAGTGTCTTTAACTGCATGGCTACCTCGGTAAGCATGAAGTTAGCTTGAGCCATGATCAGCCACTCCCCTTCGCTAAAGTCTAAGTCATAGAGGTCGTGAATCTTGCACACCATGCCTTCCTCATCGCGGGGCAGGTACTCTTTAGGGAAGCGTTGTCCCCCCTCATCTACCACTCTTTTAATGATCCGGTTAGCCAACCGGTGAACGGAGCGGGGAATGCGGTACGATTGTTTAAGCACCTCACTGGCGCAGTCCAGATTGATAAGCGTCTCAGCGGTCGCCCCCGCCCAGCGGAAGATGCTCTGATCGTCATCACCGGCTATGTACATTTTCTTGCTGCGCCGATCTAAACCCTCGGCAATGTCCCACTGTAAAGGTGACAGGTCTTGCGCTTCATCTAAAAAGCACAACTCAAACTCGGGCGTCATGCGGTCGATGTTCTGTGCAAACAACACCAGCATATCGGTGTAGTCTACTAACCCCTTGATCTCCTTATACTTTTGATAGCCCCGTGCCACGTAGTCCACTTCATGCCATGTATACTCCATCGTCGTGTCATTGTACTCAGCTTCGAGCGGCCTTTTTTTAAGCTTGGATAAGTTGATGATGTTAAGGATGGGATTTTCTTGATAATGGGTGTACACCTCATCGAAGTCCATGCGCGAGGACACCATCATCATAAAGCCCAATTCTTTCCCTAACTCTTCAAAATTCTTTTCCTGCATCAGGTTCTCAGGCTTGATGTTCAATAGACGAAAAGCAAGCGAGTGGATGGTGCGAAAGAAATAAAGGTCTGTTTTGGGATCAAGATCAAAACGAGCACTGGCCCGTTCCTTGGCCTCATTAGCCGCCTTGCGGGTAAAAGCAAAGAAAGCAATTTCTTGCGGGGCTATTCCCTCGGCCAAAGCGTTGTCCACCATGTTCAGCAGGGTGGTAGTTTTACCTGTACCAGGTGGACCAAAGATTTTAAACATTTAATTCCTTTTTCTTTTGCGTAACAAAATCCACTTTGATTACCTTCTTTTGTGCGCCCCGAGGGATCTGACGTATTACGCCGCCTCGGGCTAAATACTCTGCAATATCTTTTTTTATCTTTACACGCAGATTGTCTTTCTTAGTGGGCCTCATTAAAACGGAGCCTCTTCAGATGCACCCATTGTAGGCGTGGCTATAGACCCTACATAAGTCTCGTAACTGGGTATCGACCATACGCGAGTGGCTTTGCCTTTTATCTTTAAACTGGTCGCAGTGCCATTGATATCCCGCAGACGCTGCGCAATCTTGTGTGACTTGTATTCAAAGAACTTGTTCTTGCGCAGGTAAGCCTCAAAGTCTTTGAGCCTGAAGTAAATAAGGCTCTCCTCTTCGTCGGTCCATGGGCGGCGGAGCAGTATCTCTTCGCGGCTTTCCGCTTTCTGCATGGCCGTGCAAAACTCTTCAAGGAATTCGTAGAACTGTCCCTGTATGCTGGCGTCTTGTGATACTTCGACGATGCTGCCGTCCGTTTCGCTCATATCCGTAAGTAACTGATTAATTCTCGCTTCCCAAGTCGGTTTAGACATGGTGCGTGGCATAAAGTTCAATTGCTCTACACACGCTCGTTGAAATGCCCCTTGGAGCATGAGCCCCTCGGTATCTAGCTCTAACGGCGTGCCGTTAACGTCCAGAAACCAGATGGGCGGTGAACTGTTGTATTTGCGCAGATTGGCTATCTCTGTCCCTGCCAACCCTACCTCGATACCAAACTTGCGGGTCCGGCACACGTCCGAGTTGCAGTAAGCATTGATCGGCGCATCTTTGCATTTGTAAGCGTAATCTTTCTTTTGCAGTTGCTTGGCTACCAGGTTGACCTCAGTCAAGGGTAGCGGGGGAACCAGATACTTGGCGTTGTAGGTCAGTATCTCTGACTCCCATGAATCGGGGTACGCTTTGCGTAGGTACACGCCGATGTTGAAGAGGCCGTTGTTACGACCGCCTTCGGAAATCTGTTGTTTACATAAAGTCTGTAAGCACGGAGGACCGTCTTTGACAGGCGTCTCAGGGTCGTCCTCAATCGTCAGTGCTTGTATTTGTTCAAGGGTTTGGACGTACTGCCCATGTAACGCGAAGAACTCCTCTAGCGTCGCTGACTGCCCGTCCTCTTTGACGGCATAGCGCAGCCCCTCTTCGGCATCGTAGTAGGGTAAGTTAAGGAAGTTACCCACATCCCCTCGGTCCAGAAACAGCTTGACCTGCTTGGGGAATATCTCACAATCGCCGTAGCCTAGCGCAGCCGCTATATGCTGGAGCACCTCCTGCATTTCTTTAGCGGAGATCCACTCGGTGGTGAACAGAAACAAGTGCGCCCCACCGGATTTGCTTCGACAAACCACCAAGGGCAGCTTCATGCGTCGAATCTTTTCGATGATGGCTTTATGGTCTAGCGGGTACTGGTCAACGTCGATACAACCCCACTTACAGGAGTTGTCCTCGTTGATTGGAATAATACCTATTGAATCGCCTTTGCCCGAAAGATGACCCTCCCAATGAGAGAGGGTCCGAGGTTCTTTCAAGACCGAGGCTTTCCCTGCCTGTTTTCCATTTGTTTTAGTGCGGTCAATTTTGTACGTGCCATAAGCAAGCTTCAGGCCATCAAAGATCGCCGCAAATTTCTTTGCGTCCGACATGACCTAGAATATATCGTGGTCTTCGCCACCCTCTGCTTCTTGCTCATGTTTGACTTCCACGTCACCGGCTGCAATGGCGTTACGAAACATCTTGGCCGTGGCGTAGATTCCCATCTCAGTATCGTC